AATAGCCCTAACCATTTGTAGTGGGACATAAGGACAATAGAATAGACCAGCGTCATAAGGGCTTGTGCCTTTATAACCAACAACATAGAACTGGCTAGCAGCTCCTGTGTTTGCTGAATATGGGTCAATGTATACTCTATAACGACCGTTCAATACACCAGCAAATGTGTTACCTGTGTCATCAACATTCAAATTAGTTGATAATGCTGGAGCATAGTCAAGTACACCTGACATTGAAAGAGCACTAGCAACATCTGATGAACAGATGATGAAGTTACCTTTTCCACGCCTTGTGTCTTGTGCGATGACATTAGCATCACGCTCGATATTGAATAAAAGACCTTTAAATCTTTCTACTGACCATCTACCGTTGGAATCAACATCTAAGTCGAATGTTCCAGCTGTAGCTGTAGAGGCTGAGCCTGTTTTTGCTACTTTGTAAATAGTTCTAATTACCTCACGGTTGATCTCTGCTAGAATTTCCTGTGAAAGGATATTACTTAGCTCGGATTCTGCATCTAGACCATGAACAGCTTTCAAGTCTTGAGCAAGTTCAACGGTGTATTCTGCTTTAAGTGCTCTTGACTTAGCAGTTACAGTTGTCTTCTCAATCGAGAATGCCATTTCATTAAGTGTAGTGCTGTCTCCAAACCCTTCTGCAGTGCTTGTAGATACACCTGTTCCTGTAGTGAAAGTACCATCTACTGGATTAGCTCCAGCGTGTGTACCTGCACCTGAGAAATCAGTGTCTGCTTCGTTGAATAAAGCCTCTGTACCAGTTTGACTAGTATAGTGTGACTTCATTGCGAAGATAAGACCTGTTGGTCCAGACATAGGTTGTACTCCACAAACATCATACGCCATAAGGTTAGGAAGTGCACGTCTAACTAATGATATTAGAATAGGATCATAGTTATCAACGGAACTTCCAGTTTGGTTAGCGTGTGTAGCCTCAAAAAGAGCTTCCTTCTCCTCACGGAGGGCTTTCTCTTGGTTTTCGAGTACTACTGTGGTTACCGCTCTCTTGTACGGGTCCTTGATCTCTGCAAGATCAGGATGTTCAAGAACTGGGCTCCACTTTTTCTGTAGTTCTTCTGAAAGATACATCAGTTTCTCCTTGTTTTAACGTTTGTTATGTTTTATAACCTAATTATTTATAAAAAAATTAATTTATACCTTAGAAAACTTAGCTGCTTGTGAAATACCTTCTACATATTTCCCCATCACAGTATTGTCTACTACGGCCCCCTGATCAACGCTATCTTCTAGCTTGTCGCTATCATCGGCTATCGCCTTAGGAAAATAATTTTCCTTAATAACGTTCAGTTTCTGAGTGTACATCTCTTTGGAGTCGTAAGATACGCCTTCAATTAGTGATGCAAACTTTTCAACTTCAGTTTCAGCTAGATCGTCAACCACGGAACGGAAAACTTTTTCCTTTTGTAGTTGTTCCCTTTCTTCGCTGATTGAAACAGCCTTGTTAACTTCCTCGTTTAACTTGGACTTTAACTCGTCTATTTCGTCTTGCTGAGATTTTAACACATCGAATTTTTCTTCAGGAACATCGATGTAATGATTAGCAAATGTCTCTCTAAGATCTTTAATAAAGCTCTCAGTGATTTCATTTCTTAATCCATTCTCAACAGCAAGCTCATTTTCAGCCATCCACTGTTCGGTCACGTAGGACAGATACTTATCGATGTTTTCTATGAGTTGTTCCTTAGCCTTTTCAAACTCAACATTAGCTGATTCAACAAGTTCTTTCTCGATATCGTCTATCTGTGAATTAACTCTTGAAACTACTATTGCCTCGAATAAACCGGCTGCTTTAGTTTTGAATTCTTCGCTTAGATGCTCTTCATCGGCAAATAAGTTAGCAATGTCTTCTTCAAAAAGAACTTCTTCTTCAGTTTCTTCTTCTTCAGAATCAACTTCTTCTTCTAGCTCTTCTTCTTCATCGCCACCCTCTTCCTCTTCGTCATCGTCACCTTCCACGTCGTCGCCTTCTTCAACTTCTTCTTCTGCAACTATTTCTTGTTCTTCAGTTTCTTCAACTTCTGAGTCAAGAACTTCTTGGTCTTCTTCTGCTTCGACTTCTTCGTCTTCGCCGATTGGACCTCTGTTGCCTTGTGAACTTGATTGGCCAACTACATTTCTAGGATCTTCTGCATCTGAGAAATTAGGAGCTTTACCAGCCCCTGCGCCTTCTAGGCCAGGTGCTTTAGAAGCATTGTTTGATGCTGCTTTTCCAACAGGGCTTGTTAACCCACCTTCTGGGTTGCTAGACCCGCTTAGGTCTTGCTGTTCAGGATTTGGGTTGGATGAACCTTGTAATGGAGGGGTAGCATCACCAACTTTTTTGTCTAACGGACGATGTGCATCCGCTGAAGATGTAGGCAAATTCGCAGTACTAGAACTACCTTGTTTAGGTGGTTGCTGGTCTCCGGCAATCTGCTCATCTAGCACTTCTACAGACTCGTCGTTTAACTTGCCTTCTAGAAGTTCTCTGATTTTGGATTCTACTCCCATGTCTTACTCCTTTTTTTAAGTCGGATTAAATATTATTATATAATCTAATAAACTATTTATATTTATATAGTTTTTGGTTTAGAATTTGGATAATTTGTCTAAAAAATTGCTAAAAACAGCCAACTTTTGCTCTTCTAGCTCTGATCCAGACGCTCGTCTAATAGTATCCTGTGCTATTTCAACGTCTTGTTCATTCCATTTCCCGTTAACAAAAACCCATTCCTTGCCCTCCATAATTCCGCTAACAAAAGCGTCTGGAGCGCTAGGATCTGCAACAATATCTGCTGCAGTGGCTAGCATAAAATCACCTTGTACTTCATTTATGCCGTTTCTCTCTTTGAGTGAGCCCAGTCCTCTAGAGCTTACGCCTAGCTGAGCACCTTCGCTGATGAGTTCTTTAACAATACGGCCCATTGGTGTATCCATTATTTTGGCTTTACCAATCCAATTGTTACCGTCTTCCCTTAAATCTGTAATCATATGAGAAACTCTATCTAAGTTTACAGTAGGACCTTCTGGGTGTCCTAGCTCTCCGTAAGCTCTTTTAGTTTTGACGTTCTCATTTACATAACGCTGCACTTCTCGCTGCATTATTTCTTTAGGGTAAACTCTACCGTTCTTGTTTTTTAAATCTGATTGTAAGAAGACACCTTCAATAAACACATTAGGTTTACTTTTATCTTTTGTCTCCTCTGTGAGGTATTTTATCTCCTCGTTAAATTCTTTAATAAGTTTCATTGTCCTCTCCTTATCCTAAGTCGCCGTCGGCACCTTGGTGTTGTTGTGAACCGTATCCAGAAACTTTAGCACAATCTACTATAACCGTTCCGCCTGCTCCCCCGGCGATGACTACTTCTATATTAGATGTGTTTTCTGAATTGTCGGCAAAACCGTACATGTCTAGTGACCCGGACTCCATAAGCTCGTATAATACGACGGAGTTTCTTTGCACTTTAGCACTGGCACCGCTGGATAATGTCCAATGTAGTCCTTTAATGTTTACTGCTGGGGAGCTCTGCGTTTCAGTTGACTTCTTTAGCGTCGTCGCTAGAGTAATTGTTCCTGTCGCTGCAGTCCCCCTAACACTAACCACACCCTGGACTTGGGTTAGCTTTAAGTTATTTACTGTGACTGCCATTTAATTTTCCTTTATTTTGGTAAGTTATATTTTTTCTTTGCTTTATGATTCATATGAGCGTTCTCTTCAAGAACTTCTACTTCAGGATCATTCACTTCAACTGTTTCTATACCGTGCTCAAACATTACTTTATACCATGAAACGCGTCCAAATTCATCTGGAGCTGCATGTTCGCCTATAATAGTTTTACCTTCTCCGAAACCTTCTTTAAAGATCTTACTAGCGCACATGTGCTTATCACCTTCTAGTGAGCCTTTAGCTACACCATCAACAGGAGATTCGGTAAGTACCCCTGCTCTAAAATCGTTATACGTTTTCATTTGTTTCCTCTTCCTTATCTACAGGTAACCCTGTGTCTAAATTAACATCAACCGGTTCAGGTATCTCTCCCATCGGTTCCTCTGTTGGGGTCAACCCCATTTTATCAAACTCTTCGGGGCTTGCACCATCAGGATTTAAAGTATTTTTAAATACATCCTGCGCTTTTTCCACTCTAGCTTGATCTAATGCATCGTTAACTCTACGGCTCATTAAATCATTAAAGTTATTTTTAACATCATCTCCATTTTGCTGGATCATGTTGTCTAACATATCTTTAATTTCAACTTCAGTTTTATTTTCTTCATTTTCTACCATTATTTATGCTCCATTATCTGGCCCAGGTTCCGGTACTCCTTCGCCTGGCATTCCTTCGGGTCCTTGAGGTGCGTCCTGTTGAACTGCACTTAACGGACTCCATTGATATTGTCTCTGATACTGTGGTTCTGATAATAATTCAGTCTCAATAGTATCAATCTCTTCATCGGTAAGCATTAAAACATTCTTCTGAATGTAGCGCTTACTAAAAAATGTTCCTATATATGCTGCTAATCCGTTTAATACTTCTACCCTACTTCGTAAAATCTCTTGTTCTTTAGATTCTGTATAGTAGGCATCAGTAGCAAATTCATATTCAAGATCGTCTTTTATTGCGTCCCAATCTTGTTCTGTTATAACACCTTTTAGTAAAAGCTGCGTTCTTAAAAGATCACTTAATAATACTGCGAACTTTCTTCTTAGTTTGATGATGAACTTTGTAAACTTCATCTCATCTCTATTTATCTCAGCTGCTCTACCAAAATTTAATCCAGCCTGTTGTTCTAGACGTGATACAGGAATGTTTAATGCTTGATACAATTTACGTTGAAAATATTCTACGTCTTCTATTTGCCCCAGGTTTTGGCCTGCTGGC